TATTCCCCCCGTAGGGCGACCGCCGCACCGTCTGGTAAAACCGTTCCCGCAGCGCGTCGTCCGTCTCGGCGTCCCGCGCGGCAACGACCGGCTCGGGAGCGAGGACGGCGGCGCCGAGGCCGTTCAGGTTGTCGACGGGGAGCAGCTCGCCCGTATAGAGGTTGCCCTGCGTACCGGGCTGCTCACACTGCGCGTGGTATTCTCCGGGATTCTTCTTTTCACTCAAAGCGAATGTGAGGGAGTTGATGGCAAAGCGGGTACCGATGGGGAAATCCGACGGCTGGCCGTCGGTACCCGTGAGGATGATCTTGCGCAGCGCATATGTGGCCTGCTCGCGGGTAACCCCAAAGTCGTACACCACACGGTCAAGCCAGTCGCCCGTGGAGGTGTCCGCGAAAAGCAGGTCGAAGAGGTAGCCGATCATGTAATTCTGCTGGGCAAGCAGCAGCGCCGCGGGCGCCAGCGCGGTATAGATCACGCTGCCCTCCCGCTTGTCCAGCGTGTCGGGGACGGCTTCCAGCATCTCCCGCAGGATGGATTGATACTCATAGTTTTCAGCCAAGCGGCACACTCCTTTCAATGGAGGCTTCCCCGAAGGCGGTCACCGCCGTAAGGGATACGCGGGCGATTTCACCCCCGAACGTCAGCGCGAAATCTTTGACCCCGATGATGCGGTCATCCTCGAGCAGGGCGTCGGTGATCCGCCGCTCAATGTCCGCCTCGACGTAGGCGGGCCGCCGCTCACCGATCAGCTCGTCCAGCTCCACACCGTAATCGGGAGAAAAGATTTGCCACTGAAAGCGTTCGGTGGTCAGGATCAGCTCGATGGACTGCCGCACCGCATTGAGGCCGTCGATCGTTCCCTCGATGCGCCCGTCATGGATGCGGTAGGTCCTGGAGGGCGCGGACGCCGTCCCCTCGGCGTAGGTTTTCAATACGCTCATACGCCGGTCACCTCGTCTATGATGGAGTATTTGTTGGCCCCGCGCTTCTGAACGACGGCCACCCGCGCGCCGGGGGCGAGGCCGGTTTTGATGGTCACCGGCGCATCGGTGAGCTTGAGCCGCTTTACCTCCACCTTTTTGCCGTTTTCATCCTCTGCCTCGATCTCTTCCAGCCCCTCGGAGAGGTCGCAGGAGAGCAGGCCGGCAATCGTCTGGAGATGCAGGGGGATGTCCACCATATCGAGAGGGACGGGGATGGGGCGGTTGTCAATGACCAGTGAACCACCTGTGTAGGTGGCATACACTACATCGGAGATTTTCTCGTTTTCCACGTAGTTTTTGACGATTCCCTTGAGCGCCTTTGTCAGCTGGGCGAATTCTGCATCCATCGCGGCCACCTCCCAAATATCAGATTCAGGGTCATCTTATAGGGGCTTCCGAATTCATGTGTCGCGGTGTCCACAATCGCCCACAGGTCGATTCCCGTGTCTTTCAGTACCACGCGCACCCCGTTCCCCGCCATCACGCGAGTGTCGCCGAGGCACTCCACCTTGAGGGTCTCGGTCTCGCGGTCCCTGATCTGGAGAAGGAGCTGCGCCAATTCCGCGAGCTGCGCCTCGTTGTAGTTCGCCGTCACCTTCTCATAGAGCGTCAGCTTGCCCCACTCGGCGATGGAGGCGCCGTCCTGAGCTTCGTAGGTGTATCGGGTCCCAAGATCCTTTCGGTCCTTCGCCACCTTGATGTGGTTGTAAGTGTCCTCGTCGATGGACTTCACATACTCAAAATCTGTGGCAAGGCTTTTGTCGCCGATGATAAGCGGCAGCCGCAGGTCAATGGTGTCCCGCAGATCGAGCGCGCCGAAGTTGTCCCGCAGGGTGTACTGGTACCCGTTCCCGTAGAGGTTCTCCTGTATCGACTGGTAAAGCATGTCGAGATAGGTCTGGTTGTCAAACAGGTAGCGCGGCAGCGGGTATTCGGTGCTGTCCACCTGCCCGAGGCGGATTCGGTCCCCATGCGTGGCCCCGACACGGTTAAGAAAGCTGTCCAGCGGTTCCACCTCGCGCAGGATGCTGTTTTTCGCCTTGAGGTACCGCAGCTGGTCGTAGCAGGTACACTTGAACTTGTCGCGGGTCTGCGAGGTCTTGAAGAGCCAGCCGTAAAAGACATTGGAGCCCTCATATGAAAACGTCACGGTGCAGCCGTTCGGATACATTTTTCCTTTCCCCGCCGCATACTCGAAGGTAAGCGTTCCGGGGCCGTTGTTCCACAGCGAAACGTATCGGGCGTTTTCGGCGATCTGTGTGATGTCGGCTCCGTCGACAAGAAGCATGAAAATCACCTCTTTCCTTTCAAAGCGGGCTGTGGTATAATCAAATCCACAGATGGGAGGCGGGAATATGCTGGACCAAAACGACATCCAGATGATCGCGCAGCTGCTGGAGCAGCAGGAGAAAAAGATCATCAATCAGGTGAATGCGATTATTGAAACGAAGGTAACGCCGCAGATACAGTTGATCGCGGAACAGCATGGCGATATCATCGCCCGCCTTGACAAAGTGGACCAGATCGACGGCCACGCCGACCGTATCCGTACTCTGGAACGGGTCACCGCGTCGCATACCGCCGAGATAAAAGAGTTGAAGAAGGCACAGTGAATGAAAGCCGTCCGATAGGGCGGCTTTTTTATTGTAAATGATTTCCTGCCGTGTTTTGATGTGGGCAGGAGGTGTTGTTTCGTGCGGCTAAATCCGGATTGCATACGCGACATTTTACTTACGGTAGAAGAAAACACTGGATACCGAGAATCCATGCTGTATGAATCGAACCAAGAATTTGCTCGTTTAAAAAAGTATTCCGAAGATGTCGTGAGGTACCATATGAAACAATGCGACCTTAATGGCTATTTTACAAAGATGCATATACATTTAGGCGACCCGCCATATCAACCGATCGAGATTTTGGATTTATCTCCAGATGGCCATAAGTTTCTCGCGGATATCAAAGTCGATCAGAACTGGAAGAAAACGAAAGCGATTGCAACTCGTGTAGGGTCTTATTCCCTGAATGCGTTGGAGAGTATTGCTTCCGGGGTTACGTCGGCTATGATTGACCGGTATTTCCGTGGCGTTTAAATGCGCTTTTGATCGCCCAACTCATACACTCCCTTACTTCGCAGCGGTCGGGGAGTTTCAGGTCGTGAACGTCTATGTACCGCAGCACTCCTTTCAGGGAGATGCGGTAGACCAACACCCATGTAATAGATATGGCAAAGGCGGGCCACCCCAAGGCAAGTATGAGAGTTTTCATTTAAATTTCCCTTTCTAATGGAGGTGTGGAACATGACAAAATGTAATTTGAATTTAGCGAGGTGTGCGAAATGAAAAATAAGACTCTTGCTAAGATATTGAAGGCATGGGCGGTAACAATACTGATCGTGTCTCCAATTCTTTTTATCACGGCTCTGTTCCTACTCGGCGAACTATTAAATGC